TATTTTCTTTAATCGTACTTGCACCTATTGCTTGTAGTGTCCAAGATTTACCAATACCTGCTGGTGCTACAATCACACCAAGTTCACCTGCTCCTAATCCACCATCCATTATCTCATTTATAACATCCCATGGTGTTTTAACTGTTACTCTTGCAGACTCTTCAAGTCTTGATTCTAATGAAGTGATGTAATCGTGACCTAAATCTCGTGTAGTTCCAGCTTTCATTGCCTCATCAATAATAGATTTTATACCATCATAATCTTTATTTTCTAATAAATCAACTGAACTTAAAATAGCATTTTTTAATGTTTGATTTTTACAGAAGTCTAATGTTTGTTCTTGTACAAATTCTAAATCAGTAGCTTCAATGTTTTTCCAAACTTCTCTTAACTTATCTACTACACCAGATTTCAAAACATCATTATCTATTTCATCTATCTTATATTTTATAACTTCAAGTGTTGGTTGTTTTTTATATTCATAATAATAATCTACCACACTTTTAACTAACCATTTATTTGAGTCTGAATCAAACATTTTTGGATTTAATATATCACTAATAGTTTGAATAAACTTTATATCACTTAATAAAGAAGCTATAATTTTAGATTGAAATGATGTTCCAAATTGTGTTAAAGTTTCACTCATTTGTTTTCTCTGCATAATGATTTAATTGATTAAAATTTGTAAGTAACCAACTATTGAGATTTGGAAGTGCTGTAAATAACTTATCTTCTAAAAACATTTTTTCAAATTGAAACTTTATTAACCTATTAATTGGTTCATTCACTCTGTCAATTATTTTTGTTTTTGTTGAAGCTGATATATGTACGTCTGATAACTGCATTAATTTATAATTCAATTCTATAACATCTTTTGATTCTGGTAATTCTGTAATAACTTCGTCTATATTAACTATCTTGTTTTCTTTCAAAAACGGCAACTTTTTTTGTATAGTTTTTAATCCTAGACCTCGTACTCCTTGGATATTATCTGACTTGTCTCCATCTAATACTCTGTACCAAATATAGTTGTGAGATGAAATACCATATTCATCAAGTACAGCTTGTTCATCATAGACTTTCTTTTTAGTTGGACTCCATATTTTTATTCTACCATTTGCCAATTGAAGAAAATCTTTATCAGTAGACATAATTGTAATTTGAGATTCAGTAAGAACTTGTCTACATAGATAACCAATAGTATCATCTGCCTCAATATTATCATACGACATTACAGTTACAGGAAGATTATCTAAGTACTCAACAATACGTTGTAATTGCATAATCATATTCTGTTTCTCATCTTCAGGTGAAGCAAAATCATATGCACGATTTACTCTGTATTTTGTTTTTCTCTTTGCCTTATATTCAGGATAGAGTTTGCGACGGTGTTTAGACCCACCTTTGCCATCAAATACTATGATAACTCGGGTAGGTCTAAACATATTTATAGTGTAACCAATACTTCTTAGAAAACCAACTATTCCACCAACGTGAATACCATCATCGTTAGTAGTTGGTATAACGCTAAACACTCTAATAAAAGTATTTAGGCCATCTATTATAAGTACCTTATCATTAGGTTCACCGTCATCTAATGAGCCACCCTTCTTTTTGATTTCATCAAAAATTGAAAGATATTTTTTATTACTCACTAGCTTCCTCTTCTACAACTACATCATCGATACCGAAATTCTTTTCATATTTTAGAATCACTTTATCGCAGATTAAATTGTAGCAGTGTTCTTTGAACTTTTTATCTTTTAGTTGTTCACTCCAATCTTTAGATTGAAACTTTAGTTCTTTACCTTTGTGATTATTCATTGTGTACCATGCACCACCTTGTTTCACTAAGTTATGTTCTTTCATAACTTTTAACCAACTACCATCATCATCAATACCTGTTTCAAAATAAAGTTCAAAATCAGCATGTCTCATTGGAGGTCCAAGTCTATTCTTAATAACTTGAGCTCTCATTTTCATACCAATATTGTTATTCTTTTTATCTTTAATTTGACCAAGATTTTTTAATCTGATACGTGTTGATGCGTGAAATGGTAATGCTTTACCACCTGAAGTTGTCCAAGGGTCTCCAAACATAACACCAAGTTTTTGTCTGAGTTGATTAGTGAACACAAGAGCTATCTTTTGTCTACCAATCATTTGAGTAATCTTTCTCATTGCTTTTGATAGAATGATTGCTTTTGATGTAGCCCAACCATCTTTATCAAACTCAGCCTCTAACTCTACTTTAGTTGTAGCAGCTGCTAGTGAATCAACAAGAATAGTTACTAATCTATCTTTATCTGATTCACGAACTTTTGCAACAATCTCTTCAACAGCTGAAAATATATCTTCTACTGTTTCTAAGTGTAAGTACAACATATTATCTACATCTACTCCGATAGAACCAAGAAACTCTGTACTAACTGCAGTCTCTGTATCTATGTAAACAGCAACTCCACCTTTCTTTTGAGTTTCGGCTAACATATGTGCACCGAGTAAAGATTTACCACTTGATTCTAATCCATTAAGTTCTGTAATACGACCAACTGCAATACCACCGTTTGGTTTATTTGATATTGCTAAGTCTAACATAGTCGAACCTGTAGATACAAAATCTTTTATGTCTGTTGGTGTTGTGTCTGTACCATCCAAGAAATATGCAACTTTCATATCCTTGAATTGTTTATTTATAGTGTCTGCTAAGACACCTGCTAATTCATCTCTTGTTGACATAAATTATCTCCAATTAAAGTGTTAGTGAAAATGGGTGGTTAGGCGTACAATAACAGCCAACTCTGGTCTTCAATCTGTAGACTGCCACCCACTACATTGTTTTTTAGTTATTAAACAAGTCGTCAAATGCTGCTGTTGTGTCTGATGCACTATTAGTATTTGCTACTACTGGTTTTTCTTTTTCAGTAGTTTCTTCTTCTGTTTTTTCAGTAGAACTACCGTTAAGATATTCATTTAGTGCCTGAGTTAAATCATCATAAGAAAGTTCCTGATAGATTTCAGTAATATTCTTTTGTGATTCGTTAATTGAATCCAACATAGCCGCATCTTCTGTAATTGGAGTTTGATTAGGTTTTACCCTAATTGACGTTGAAGGAAAATTCTTCCCAGTCTCTTCAGCAGTTTTAAACTCTACAGCAACATCACGACCACTTACTGCGTCTGTGATATCACCATAGTCAGGGTCTGCTATAATTGAAAGTAGTTCTTGATAAACTGTCTTTCCGAATCCCCAAAACTTAACACCTTGATTTTCTTCACCACGTACTACGACTGGAGCAAAAGTTCTCATTTTTGCTTCAATCTTTTTACCAAGACGATAGTCATCTTTTGAACCAGTTGATTTGAGTTTTTGTGCAAACTCTTCAATTGGGTCTGGACGACCAAATGAGATTGGTGAAAGATAATTCTTACCACCTAAATCATAGTGAAAGTACAATTCAATAAAAGGGTTGTCCGCATTAAATTTATAAGGGACAATCCTAAGTACTTGTGTACCTGGTTGTGGTTTCCAAAGATTTGATGTTCGTGTGTTTGTAGTCTGAAGTTGACTAAGACGATTTTTGATTGCGTTTAAATCCATTTTCATTCTCCATTAGTTAATTTGTTAATTTGTAATTGTTAATCAAGAATAACCTTGATTCATAAATAAGTATAATGAATCATTTCAAAATACAATTTATTTTTTCCCTTTCTCCCAAGTTGTTACATCTACTATAGTGTAAATTCTTGTTGGTATTTTATTAAGACCATCTTCATTTGTAAGTAATAAAGAGTTCTTATAATTTTCCCAATCTATAGGAAATGTTTTATCTAATTTACCTCCGTTTAATTCACGAATTAAATCATTCAAAGCATTTATAGTGTAAAGTGTATTTGTATTCTTTTTTCTATGAAGTGAAATAGTATCTGGTATACCTTGCATAAAATCTTCATCATACTCTACATTATAAGTACATATTAATTGATGATGGTCGTTCTCATTTGAAAATACATAAATCTTATTAAATACAATATCATTACAAGCTGTAATAACATCTATAGTTTCATTGAAATGATTTCTTTTAGTAAATGTACAGAGTAATTGTGTTTTCATTAATTTTCTCCGTATACCTTTTGATGTGATTCTCTTAGTTTTGTAGCAAAATCT